GCAATTCAAATTTCTTTTTTACTGGCTCAGGCACTTTGGCAGGAACTACTCAGGCTACCGTTTCTTGGTATTCTGCGTACATCTAAGGGAGAATAAATGACACTACAAACACCTCCATCATGGCTACAAGCAGGTTCATACCCTGCCCAGTATGACCGCCTAACCGCGCAAGCGTTGTGGGCTACTACTGGCATTATTGGCAGTTCTTCATTAGCCGTTACCGCTAATTCTCCTGCGGGTATGTCGGTACGCGTTGCTTCAGGGTGGGCGGCAATTGTTGGTACAACTACAACAAACATGGGTGTGTACACAATTTTTAATGATGCTCAAGACACATTAACAATTACAACCGCAGATCCTACAAATCCGCGTAGTGATCTTGTATGTGCAACAGTGCGTGATGCTTTTTATTCAGGCGCTAACAATGATGTAATTTTTCAAGTAATTGCTGGAACTCCTGCGGGATCTCCTGTTGCACCTTCACTTCCTGCTAACTCAATTTCATTGGCAACCGTTGCAGTAGGCGCGGCTGTTACTCAGATTAACTCAGGAAACATTACAGATACACGCGTTGATGTAACTACAAATCTTTCAGGAGACATTTCAAGCGTTACAGCAGGCGCAGGTTTAACAGGTGGTGGCTCAAGTGGCGCTGTAACTTTAGCGGCAAGCGTTGCAACAAATGCACAAATAGGAACTACTTACACTTTAGCGTTGTCTGATAATGGAAAATTAGTAACGCTTGCTAACGCTTCACCTGTTGCAGTTACCATTCCTCTTAACAGTTCAGTTGCATTACCTGTTGGCGCTGTTATTATGATGGCGGCTTATGGAGCAGGTGCAGTAACAGTTTCAGGGGCAGGAGGCGTAACCGTGGTTTCAAATGGAGCAACAGCGGCAAGCCCTGTAATACGCGCTCAGTATTCATCTGTTGGTTGTATTCAAACTTCTGCAAACAATTGGTTAGTAGTAGGAGATCTAATCTAATGTCACTTATTTCTGTTATTTCAGGATCAGATAGATCTGTTCCTAACGCGCCTACAATTGGTACAGCAACAAATGTTGGTACTGGTCGCGCCTACAATAACGGAGCGGCAACAGTTACTTTTACCGCCCCTACTTACAATGGGCGTACCGCTATTACTTCTTACACAGTTACATCTAGCCCTGGCGGATTTACCGCATCAGGCGCAGGATCACCTTTAACGGTCACAGGTTTGGCTTCTGCAACTGCTTACACATTTACCGTAACAGCAACAAATGCAATTGGAACATCTGCGGCTTCTGCGGCATCAAATAGCATTACTGCAACAACTGTTCCACAAGCGCCTACCATTGGAACTGCAACAGGTGGAAACGCATCTGCAAGCATTACTTTTACAGGCAATGCAACTGGCGGTTCTGCAATTACAACTTACACAATGACTTCATCACCTGGATCTATTACAGGAACAGGCGCATCATCTCCTATTACTGTTTCAGGATTAACAAACGGTACTGCGTACACATTTACAGCCACAGCAACTAACGCTAATGGAACTTCAACTGCTTCAGCGGCATCTAATAGCGTAACTCCTGTTGCTCCTAAGCCAGTTGTTACGGGCGGAAATCTTTACAGTGGAGATGCTACTTATTATTATCGTTATTTTACAACTAGTGGAACTTTAACAGTTACAACTGCTAATTTAACCGCTGATTTACTTGTTGTTTCAGGAGGCGGTGGTGGTGGCCCTGGAAATTTCTTTTGTTGCGGCGGTAATCTATTTAGACTAATTGGCGGCGGTGGCGGCGGCGGTGGTTTACAAAATGTTAATGGTGCAACAATTACACCTGCTTCTTATACGGTAACAATTGGTGCTGGAGCAACTCAAGGTGGACAGGGGAGTAACAGTTCAATTTCAAGTCTTGCAACATCTTCAAGGGGTGGAGGTTATGGTGCATACGGTGGTTGTAATGGAGGGCCTGGAGGATCAGGTGGCGGCGGAGGCAGACAACAATTAGGTGGTTATGCTAACTACACTGGTGGTGCCGTACAAACCGCTGGACAAGGATTTGTTGGAGGAACAAGTACCGTTGTGGCTAATACAATTGGCGGAGCGGGTGGCGGCGGAGCGGGTGGTGCTGGATCTAACTTTACAGGAGCAGTTAATAGTTCTATTGGCGGTAATGGTGGTGCTTCAAATACATCTTACAATGCTTGGTTCTCTGCATACCTTTCCCCTACTGGCGGCGGTCTTGCTGGCGGCGGTGGTGGTGCTGGATTAAATACGCAAGGATCTGCGGGCGGTGGTGGTTCAACGGCTGGATTAAGAGGTGCAACACCTTCTCCTGCACAAGCAAACACAGGTGGCGGTGGTGGTGGAACATTGCCACAAAATTGTGGTTCTAGTCAAGCCGCTGGTGCTGGTGGTTCTGGAATTGTTATTGTTAGATACACAAAAAGTCAGGTGGATTAAATGGCTCACTGGGCAAAAATTGATGATAACAACATTGTAATTGAGATCATAGTTACAGATAACAATGATCCTAACGGTGATGAGGGTTATCAATGGCTTATTGATAATTTAGGTGGTCGTTGGGTTAAAACTTCTTACAACACTTTTAGTGGTGTGCATAAAGAAGGCGGAACCCCTTTGCGTAAAAATTATGCAACAATTGGTGGAACTTATGATAAACAGCGCGATGCTTTTATTCCTCCAAAGCCTTCAGAAACTAAAAATTGGCAAGGTTTTCCTGTTGTTTTTGATTTAGATGAGGATACTTGCCAATGGATAAGAAAGGTTATACGCTCATAACCTAAAGAAAGAAGGCAAATTTAATGCAAAAAATTATTTTTACTGACATTCAAAATCCTGATGGAGTTTTGGAAAAACCAAAACCTGCAAAAAATTACATTCCTGAATGGTACAAAAAAGCAAAACCTAATAACAACCTTGAAAATAAAGCAATACCTTCTTTAGACGGAACTCCTACTTCAACTATTAAAAAATGTATGCCTGTTTTTGACATGATGACGGCTGGATACATTATAGAAACTCCTTATGACATTTATGTACGCAGGGTTGATGGCGAGCCTTTTTTTCAATGGGGAAATAATTCAGCAATTGTTTTTCAAGCAATGGAGCAATTTCAAAATCACCCTTATTCCCGTGAAATAAATTACGCTGTAAGAATTAACATTCCGTGGAGCATCAAAACTCCTAAAGGCTGGTCAATTATGGTTATGCAACCACAACACCACGAATTAGGCCCAATTGAATGTGCTAGTGGGATTGTAGATACTGATGATTATTCTATTCCCTTTAACATGTTTCTTAAATTACGAAATCCTAATTTTGAAGGAATGATCCCTGCGGGTACACCATTTCTTCAAGTAATTCCTTTTAAGCGGGAGGCATGGAAATCAGAATTGGGTGGAGAAAAAGAAAAAATCAAATTTAATTCTGATGTTCACAAGTTCAATAGAGTATTCTTTGACCGCTATAAGAAGTTTTGGTGGGTAAGAAAAGAGTATGAGTAATGGCTACAACCTACCGTTATCTTTTTGTTGATCTTTTAAGCAACACGATTATTGGCGAACTGCCTTTAACTGGCGTGGGCTTTACTCAACAACTCAATCAACCAGGATCTTTTCAGGGTCACTTGCTTTTATCAGGCGTAAACGCAGATAAATACAATGTTGAACTTTCAACTATCCCTGCCCACTGCGGATTGTATGTAGATCGCAACGGCATTTTGGTATGGGGTGGAGTTATTTGGGGGCGCTCATACAACAGCACCTCACAGACCCTTTCTTTTAACGCGCAAGAATGGATTTCATACTTTGATCATAGGCGCATTACACAGGACATTGAATTTACAAACACAGATCAATTACTTGTAGCCAAAACACTTATTGAAAATGCACAAAATGCAACCTATGGTGACATTGGCGTGGGCTATAACAGCGCAGGCCAAACATCATCAGGCGTGTTAATCAACCGTGTTTATTACAATTACGAATTAAAAAATGTATTTCAAGCCGTACAAGATCTTAGCCGTCAAGGTGATGGTTTTGATTTTTCAATTGATGTTGAGTATGACGCAATTACAGATTTGCCTGTTAAAAACTTTAACACTTATTTCCCGCGCAGTGGCACTGCCTATACTTTTGGTAATCCAAATGTGCCTGTATTTACTTTTCCCGCTGGCAACATGGTGGAGTATGAGTACCCTGAAGATGGTTCAGTTGTAGCCAACACGGTGTACTCATTAGGCGCAGGATCTAATGAAGGCAAACAAATTGCAGTAGGACAAGACACTACAAAACTTCTTGCAGGTTGGGCATTGCTAGAAACAACCGCTAATTATTCAGACATTACAGATCAAACAGTTTTGCAGGAATTAGCAAACGCTCAAGCACTTGCAACTTCTTATCCGCCAACAGTCTTAAAAGTTGTTGTGCCCGCCTATGTTGATCCTGTCTTTGGCACTTATCAAATAGGAGATGATGCCCGTATCATCATCACAGATAGCCGTTTTCCTAATACGCTTGATGAAATTTACCGCATTGTTGGTCTTACAGTTCAGCCAGGTGAAGATGGCCCTGAGCGCGTAACATTGACTCTTGCACAAGGAGCGGGAGAAGCGTAATGCCATACATCAATCAGCCAATTGATTTGCAAAGAATGTTTGCCGATCTAAATAACCGCCTAAACAAACTAGAAACTGCGGTGCGCTTTACATTTCCTAATGTAACTGTTGATCCAACTTACCCGCGTATTGGTGATGCGTGGCTAAACATTACAACTAATCAAGCAAAGATAGTAGATAGCGCTGGAACTGTTCGCGTCATTACCTGGACATAACAGTTATACTTTTTCACCATGAACGCATTAGATTGGGCGGCTCTAGCCGTCAGTATCATCACCATTTTGGGCGGTTTTACAGCCGCGGTACGGTGGTTGGTTAAGCATTACCTGGCTGAGTTAAAACCTAATGGCGGCACATCATTGCGAGATGAACAGAACCGACAAGGTGAAACAATTAAGCGTTTGGAAAACCGCGTTGATGAAATTTATAGCCTGCTTCTTGATCGCCGCTAGTCTTACAGGGTGCGGTTATCAAGGTTATACGCGCTACCCTTGCCAGGAATTTGTAAACTGGGAAAAGGCAGAATGTAACCCGCCGCAATGTGAAGGCATTGGGCAATGTACAAAGGATCTATTACCTAATGTGGAATTCCAAAATGGCTAAACGCAAATACACACCTGAAGAATTACATGCCCGCTTAATTGTCACCATAGGAATTTTGCTTGCGTTGGTGTTTGCTGGTTCAGTCTTTGCCATGTTGTACGCATTGGTATTTGTAACTCAACCTATGGCGCAAGCCCCAAATGATGCGGCATTTATTGATCTTATTTCAACCTTAACTGTATTTCTTACAGGTACGCTCTCAGGCATTTTGTCGGCTAATGGACTAAAATCTAAACCAAAGCCACAGGAAGGAAAAGAAGATGAGCCTAAATAAAGTCATAGAACTTTGTGAAGCATCAGTAAATTACACAGAAGGCCCAAACAATGACACCACATTTGGTAAATGGTTTGGCTTAAACAATCAACCCTGGTGCGCCATGTCTGCATCAAAAATGTACTTTGACGCTGGAATTATTGCATCAGTAGCCAACACCAAAAAAGGTTTTGCCTCATGTGATGCCTGGTTGAAGTACCTAACAAAGAACAATCAACTTGTGCCGATTGGTCAGGCTAAGCGCGGAGATCTTGTGTTTTTCCAATTTGATGAAGATGCTCAGCCTGATCATGTGGGCATTGTTAAGTTCCACCATACAACGCTCAAATACCTACAAGTGTTTGAGGGCAATACATCTTCAGGTAAGGCTGGAAGCCAATCAAACGGTGATGGTTTTTACCTCAAGAAGCGTGACTACAAAACAATCATGGCGGTAGCCCGCCCAAAGGAGTAACAATGGAACAAAAGCACCTAGACATGCTCAAATCAGCAATCCGCCACTTTGCAATTACTGCGGCGGCACTTTATGCCGCAGGAGTAACTGACATTAAGGCGCTTGCATTTGCAACAGCGGCGGCAGTTGTTGGCCCTGCAATCCGCGGCATTGACAAGAAAGACCCTGCGTTTGGTTTGGCCGCAGATTTTGTAACCGCAGAGATTAACAAGTTAGCAAAGGCAAGCAAGAAGAAGCCCGCGCCTAAGAAGAAAACGAGTTAAGTAAACTGCCCCGCTAACGCGGGGCTTTTTACTTTGCGGTACGCTTTGTTTGGGAGGTAAGACATGGCATTAGAAAACGCGTTTACAGAAATACTTAGCAAGCGGGCAATTGGGCGCTCACCCTTGAATGGGTTTTGCCCTTATCAATTGATGTACAACTCTTTACCTAAAGAAGATCAAAAAACATTAGATGATGCGTGGGAAAGAAATTACCCTGTTAATTTAATAGTGCAGGCTTTGCGAGCAGATGGCCAAAAATGCAGTGCGGACACTATTAGAAATCATAGAAATGGAACTTGCAGGTGTCCAAAAGAGTAGAGGAAGTTCTTGATAATCGCCAAAATGAATACGGAAGCGCTCGCAAAAACTTCACAGCCATAGGACGCATGTGGGGTGCGCTATTGGACATTGAGGACATTGATCCTGCAATTGTTGCCTTGATGTTTGATGCGGCAAAATCAGTACGGATTACTGCAAATTTAGAGCATGAAGATAGTTGGATAGACAAAGAAGGCTACATACACCACGGCAAGGAGATCGTGTTTACAAATGAGCCTTGAAAAAAGATTACAAGACATGCCTGAAGGCATTGAGTCGCAAGATGTAAAAGAACTACGCCAGGTAATTTTGCGATTGCAAAAACAACTCAAGCAAAGCAAAGAGCGCAGTGAGGATTTAGTAGAAGCAACACACCGCGGTGCTTATGATGCAATGATTTCATTGGGTGCAGTGCCACCTGTTTCTGCGCCACACAAAGATACGCGCAAAATAAATCCTGAAGTTGCTTTGATCCACACAACAGACTGGCAAGGCGCAAAAGTTACAACCAGTTACAACAGTGAAATTATGCGTGAACGCGTCATGCAGTTTTCTGAAAAAGTAGTACACCTAACCGATTTGCAACGCCATCACCACCCTGTAAAAGAATGTGTAGTGATGTTTGGCGGTGACATGGTTGAAGGTTTGTTTAATTATCCTGCGCAGTTATGGCAAATAGACGCTTCATTGTTTGGCCAATTCACTACTGTTTCACGGCTATGTGTGGACTTTGTGCGCGAGATGTTAGCCAATTTTGAAAAGGTCACAGTGATTGCAGAGTGGGGAAATCATGGGCGCATTGGTGGCAAGCGCGCAGAAGTGCCTAAGTCTGACAATGTGGATCGCATGGTGTACGAGATGAGCCGCCAAATTCTTGCAGGAGAAAAGCGTTTAACCTGGGAAGATTGCCCTGAGGACATTCAAGAAGTTGAGATTGGTAACTATCGCGCCCTGTTAATGCACGGTGATGAGTTAGGCCGTTCAGGATTTGCAAGCCCTGCGGCATGGATTGCAGGTGCTAACCGTTGGAAAGCGGGCGCACATGATTACGATTTTCACGACATTTTCTTAGGCCATTATCACCGACATGCACAAGAGCCAATTCAAAAGCACTACAACATTTATTGGACAGGATCAACAGAGTCAGATAACCGTTATGCCCGTGACTCAATGGCCGCTAGTGGAAAACCGTCACAACGCTTGCATTTTGTGGATCCAATTAAGGGCAGAACTACCGCGCAATACCAGGTGTGGTTGGACTAATCCTCATCATCATCTGAATACTCAGATGTTATTAGGCGCATGTTAGAAACATCTACGCCATGTTCTTCTGCTTTATCCATTGCGTCTTTGAATGTAGATAAACAACGGTTGGTTAAATCGCTCACCATGTCAGGGTAAGTTGCTTCACTTCCTAATTCCACGACAAGGCCGCCTAAACGGATTGAGATTTGTGTATAAGCCATGATTTCCCCCTGGCCTAAAGTATGACATTTTTGCCACGCCACGCCGATAAATTACGGGGTGTTTGTATTTGTCAGTGGCATGGTGTTCAATCCTCCTTACACGGGCTAGTTAGCCCCTAACAGGAAGGTTACAAATGGCAAGTTACAAAGGCCCATTAGATTACATTGATGTGGCAACAAGAATTATTGAATTCAGAGAAAAGTTCCCGCATGGTTCATTACAGTCATGGAAAGACCCGTATGTAATTGAAGTAAAAATGCCTGACGGCAGTATTAAAAGTTACATGGTTTACAGCGCCGCGGCGTACCGCTCACCTGATGATCAATTACCTGGCGTGGGTTGGGCATACGAGCCAATTCCAGGGCCAACTAACTTTACCCGTGACTCTGAATTACAAAACGCTGAGACAGCCGCATGGGGGCGCGCAATGGTGGCCGCTCTTGCAGTGGACACAAAAAAGGGCATTGCATCATCTGAAGAAGTGCGCAACCGCCAAACAAAAACAACTGAAGCGCCTGCGGCTAAAACACCTGAGCCAAAGCGCGAATTTTCAGAGGAAGAAAAAGCACAAGCATTTGCCGTTTATACATTAGTTGAAACTAAAAAAACTGAAAAAGAATTAGAGCATCAATGGAAAGAAAATTTTGATTTGTTAGAAGTTGAAATTGGGGGCGTAACTTTGCGCAATCATATTTTAGCGCGTAGGGCGGCACTCAATGGATAACAGCGTAATCATTGCAAACAATGCTCAGCGCACATCAATAGCCGCGGCTGAGAAAGTTCTGCCTAGAACTGGATCGCTCAAACGCAAAGTGTACGAATACATTTTGAAGCAGGGATTGCGCGGTGCTACGGATTACGAGATTGAGAAAACATTACAGATAGAGGGCAACACAGTGCGCCCCACACGCATAAGCCTTGTGAAAGAGGGTTACATTATTGACACAGGCACAACAAGAAAAAACCACCACAACAATGACTGCATAGTTTGGCGCGCAGTAGAGGAAGGAATGATGCTATGAGTAAAAAAGAAAACAAGTTTGAACCATCAAACGGATTAAAGGTGGCAGTTCATTTCAACATCATTGCAATCCGCGCAGTGGCTCAAGAGTTAGACATGTTTCCTGAAGTTCTTGCTGAAAAGTTAGACAGTGCAGGATTTATGCTTGTGCCTGATCCTTTCAACATGTCATCAGATGCAGGCAAGGTCATTGTCTTGCAGAACAAGCGCGAGAATTCAAACATCAGTTTGGTAAAAGAGGAAACAGTTGATGAGTGAAATTATTACGCCCGCAATGGTGGAGCAAAAATTACGCGGCCTTTCCAAAGAAGTAGATGAAGCGCACAAAAATCTTGTAGAGGTTGAAACGATTTACCACAGCATCAAGGCAGAGTATGAAATTGCTATGGCTAAATCTCGTATGACTTTTGCAACTCAATCATCACCAACTGGTAAAAATTACACAGTTGGAGAGCGTGAGGACATGGCGCTTATTCAAAATGAAGAATTGCACAAAGATTTGTCAATTGTTCAAGCCAAAGTTTTAGCCACACGCGCTAACACCAACAGGCTCAAGATGCAGGTGGACATTGCGCGCTCTGTTGGCACATCAGTACGCACAAGCATGGATCTCACATGATGATTTTTTGGATTGCATTTTTTATTGGTTTGATTATGGGCTATTGGTTGTATCCGTTGCGCATGGCGTTTAGGTTGTACAAAATTAGTAAAAAAATCAAGCAGTTGGAAATTGATCACATGGCAATGATGGAAGATTTACGCGGCAAACAATGGAATGAGGATAATTTGTGATTGATTTACAAAACATGGTTGTAAAGACACTGGTTGCTAATGACAATGCTAGGGCTAGATCACAACAAACAGCCATTGGGCCATCTGCAATTGGTGGGTGTCAGCGCAGACTTTGGCATGACATTGCACAAACTGAGCCAACAAATGTTGGTGACAAGTTAGGCGCAATCCTGGGAACTTACATTCACACAGGCATTGAAGAAGCCATACGGCGTGAAGATCCTTTTGGCGTTCAGTATGAGTTAGAAATTGCTGTTGAAGCCAATGGTGTACCTGGGCATGTGGATTGCTACGACAAGATTAACCACACGGTAATTGATTGGAAAACTATCAAGAAAGGTAGTGGCCGCTACTTTGGCGCAAACAATAGGCAACAGGTTTGGCAAATTCATTTGTACGGTTATCTGCTCACACAAAATGGTTACACGGTAAAAGATGTAGCCCTTGTTGGTATCCCGCGTGATGGCAAAATGTCAGACATTTTGGTGTACGCGCAACCGTATGACGAGCAAATTGCATTACAGGCTTTGGAGCATTTAGAACAAACGCGTGAAATGGTTGCTCAACAACTTAAACCACGGCCTGAAAAACCTTTAGCATTTTGCGCAGACTTCTGCCCCTACTACGATCCGACAGGAGAAGAAGGTTGCCCAAGTACACAGAAGTAAATTGGGAAGATGCAGAATGTAGGCGGCTAGAAGTTCACACAGATTTGTTTTACGACATAGAAGAACAAAGATCTGTTGATGCTTATGATCACATCAATGCAGTGCGATCTATTTGCGTCTCTTGCCCTATTTGGAAAGATTGTTTAGCCTACGCGTTCCAAAATGAAAATTACGGAATGTGGGGCGGCATGACTAGCCAGGAGCGGGCAAGTATTGATGAACCTTTGAAGTATCCAAATCAACGCATCAGAGGGCTTGCGGCATTAAGACAAATGGGAGTTTCATTAGAAATGATTAAAGAATGTAAGGGGGCAAAGTGACTTCATTACCGTACATGCAGTTGTATGTTTCTGATTACCTGGCAGACACAGCGCACCTAACAGCGCAACAGCATGGCGCGTACATGCTTTTGTTAATGAATTACTGGCAACGCGGCAAAGCGTTGGATAATAGTAATGAGCGCTTGTCACATGTGGCCCGTCTTAGCCCTGAAGAATGGGAGCAGGCAAAGCCAACGCTAGAAGAATTTTTTATTGTTGAGGGTAATTTATGGACTCATGCCAGGGTAGAAGATGACCTTGAAAAGATCCGTGAGA